TGCAAATGGTATAGTAATGGACTTATTCCTAGGAAGTGGAAGCACACTAATAGCTTGTGAGAAAACAAATAGGATATGTTATGGAATGGAACTTGACCCAAAATACATAGATGTAATTATAAAAAGATATGAAGACTATACAGGAGATAAAGCAGAGTTAATCGGAGAATAAGCGGTATTATGACTAATAAAGCAACACAATTTAAAGCAGGTAATAATGCTAACCCTAAAGGAAGACCTGTTGGAGCTAAAGGTTTAACTACTCAAGTTAGAGAGGCATTAGTTGCAATAGCGAAAGGACACCAAGAGAGTTATCAAGAACTATTAGTTAAGAAGATATTAAAGAAAGCTATCGTTGATGGTAATGAAAAGATGATACAGTTGATTTGGAACTATTTAGAAGGAAAGCCAAAAGAACTTATAGATATGAATATGGATATTAAAATATTTAACAATGAACAAAAAGAAGCAAGTAAAAAAGCAGTTGGGGAGTTCCTTGATGAAGATATTGGATAGTGGAACAAAGTCAGATATAAGGGCTTTGTTTTCTTTTGATAATACAGATACAGAACAAGAATTTCTCTTAAAGTTTAACTTATGGGGAAGACACTTCTTTCCTAAGTTTTATAAATACAAAGATGCAGACTTCCATAAAGACATAGATAAATATAATTACAGAGTTTACCGAGGAGAACTATTAAAATACTTTATTGATATTGTATTCAGAGGAGGAGCTAAAACAACAAGAACAAAACTATTCATAGCTTTCTGTATTTCAAATGACTCAGAACATTCAAGGAAATTCTTTAAGATACTTACAAAGGACATAGCCAACGGCAAACAAGTAGTAACTGATATCTACAACCTATTACTTTCAATCAATAGTTACTACCCAGAGATATTTAAAAAGACAGATGAAAAGAAAGAAGAACGAATGGACTCTTTCACTACATTCACAGGTATTAAAATGAGAGCAGGAACAGTTGGAACAGACCAACGAGGACAGATACAAGAAGATGCTAGACCAGACTTTATATGGTTTGACGATTTCGAGACGAGAAAGACTTTAAGAAGTGCAGTAGAAACTAAAACTATCTGGGACAATATGGAAGAAGCTAAGACAGGACTATCAAGGAATGGAGGTTGTATCTATACTTGTAATTACTTTTCAGAGAGAGGAAATGTTCATAAGTTAGTCCTTAAAAAGAAAAACCCAAAGACAAAAGTTTTAATCGTTCCTATAAAGTTTAAAGGAAAAGCAATGTGGGGATACTATGATATGAATATAATAAATGATTTAGAAAAAGATAGTGATGATTTTGCAGGAGAGTATATGTGCCTTCCCTCAGCAGGACACGACATATTCTTTGATAGAAGTTCGCTTGATAGAATGATAAGCAAAGAACCCTTTAAGGTAGTAGCAGACTTCAAGATGTTCTATCCTTACAACCCAAGCCATAGATACGGACTAGGAGCTGATATAGGTGGAGGAGTAGGACTAGACCATTCAACTACTTGTATATGGGACTTCTCTACAATACCAGCAAGAGTAGTAGCAACTTATAAATGCAATACAATCCAACCAGACATATTCGGCGATGAAATTAAAAACGAAGCCGAAAGATACGGAGAACCAATCGTTGCTCCAGAGAATAACAAATTTGATATGTGTATTGGTCGATTAAAGCAAATATATGAGAACCTATACTTCACAGAAGATAAGAAAATAAGAGCAGGGCTTACTTCAAAGGTTAAGACTTACGGCTGGAATACTAACCGAACTACTAAATCAACTATGTTGTTTGACCTAAAGAAAGCAGTAGAAGACGGTCAAGCAGAACTAACTGATGAAGATTTGATTAGTGAATTAAAGTCTTACACAAGAGATGACCTTATGGATAATGATGACGATGTTAGGTTGACAACAAGACATTTTGATTTACTCACAGCTTGTTTTGTTAAAGGAACTTCAATATTAACAGACAAAGGACAAAGACCTATTGAAACTATTAGTGTTGGCGATAAGGTTATGACTAGGAATGGTTACAAGAAAGTTATATCTACTTTTACTCATAAGAAAAAAGTAATAACTAATCTAGGACTTACTGGAACAGCAGACCACCCAGTATTTTGTAATGATAATAAAATAAAAGACTTGTCAGGGGTTAGCCATTGTGATATACTATACATATGGGACTTAAAAGCACAAAAAATAGAGAGACTATCATATACGAAGGCACAGCCTATCATAGATACAAAGACTCAGAGATACGACAACACAGAGTCTATTTCAGTGGTGGAGCAAAGTGGAAGAAGTCAGCAACCTATTTACATAGGCAAATTTGGATTGATAATTTCGGAGCTATCCCAAAAGGTTTTATCATTCATCACAAAGACAATGACCCTTTTAATAATGACATTAAAAACCTTGATATGTTATCTTCCAGTGAACATATGCAGATACATATGCTTGAACCAGAAAGAAAAGAAAACCTTAGAAAACATCTCAAGAAAAATAGGAAACAAATCAATAAAGGGATACGAAGATACCATAAAAATAAACCAGTTCAAATACTCAAGTGTTTATTCTGCGAAAAAACCTTTGAAACTACTGCAGATAATGCAAAATATTGTTCAAGGAAATGCTCTCAAAGAGTTAGGGGAGAAAAAAGAAAGAAACCTAAGCAAGAAAAGATTTGCACAGTATGTGGTAAAACATTTGAAACGAGAGTTTTTACTCAAAAGAGATGTTCGGCTGAATGTTCTTTTGTGCGAAATAAAAAACAAGAACAAAAAAAGATTTGCACAATTTGTGGAAAAGTATTTGAGACAAGGATGTTTTGGAAAACAACTTGCTCAAAAGATTGTTCAAAAGAAAGAGGAAGAAGAAACTCAGTATTACAAAGAGAAAGAAAACTCACAACAGGTATATAATCTTGAAGTAGAAGAAACTCCAGAGTATTTCGTTAACAACATCTTAGTGCATAATTGTGCTATTGGATTTCAGATGAGGAACTGGGCAGAAGCAACTAAAACAAACGAACCAGTTTATCAACAACCAGCTTATGAGCCACCAATTATAGATAATTAAAATGAAAAGAGATAAATTCCACAGATGCCCCATATGTGGGTTATTATCAAAAGACGATGATGACCAACGAGATATAAACGGTTATAAATGCCCTAATGGTTGTGAATATACTTATGAACAGCCAAAATACCAATCACCTTTAAATGAAGATAATGAAGATTAAATCTATTAAAAAAAGATGTGATAGATGTGAAGAATTATTTGAAATTCCATTGTTAAAGAAATGCCCAGCAAGAGAAATACTATTACAATATTATCCCTGCCCTCATTGTGGTTACTTTAAATTACCTAATGTAGATAACAACCGAACAGGCAGGTGCAGAGAATGTTTAATGCCTTTCGGAATTGTAGACCATAAATGTAAAGGATTTTGCTCGCGGTGTTATATGAGATATTTAAGAGAAAAAGGCAACATAAACATAGACATTTGATATTATGTGTAGTATGGATAATACTACTAAAGAAAACTTAGCTCAAAAGGCTCTAGGGATAGCTACAAAACAACTCGTAGCTTCAACTGAATTTAAGAAACCGAGAATGGCTCGGATAAGTAAATATTGGGATTTATATAATGGGAAGACACCTAAAAAGCTTCGCCAGTTATTTAGTGTTGCTATTCCTGTATTCCCCGGAATGATAGATACTCTAAATGCTCAATACGATGAACCTATAAGAATGGAATTCAAAGAAGGAGATGCCTCAGACTATTTCAAAGTGCAGAAGATAAACGGAGCTTTTCAAATGGAAATAATGGATACAGCCAAGAACAGTAAATGGGACAGCAAGTTAAGAATGGCAAGGAAACACGCTATTATGACAGGTAGGGGAATACTTAAATATACAGTAGAAAGCGACCCCGAATATAAATCAAATTTAGAAGTAATTAGTCTTAAGAACTTTCACTTTCAACCAAGAGGAGGAAAAGACTTAGAAAACCACTTATTCTGTGGAGAAGAAGATATTGAAAAGACAAAAAGCGAACTAAAAGCAGGAGCTAAGAACGGAGATTACAACCAAGCACAAGTAGATAAACTTATACATAACAGCAGTGATACTCAATACTATCCTGAGGGAGGAGCAACAATGCAAGAACGACTAGAAAGATTTAAACCTTTGGGACTAGACCCTGATAACAATTCTTATGTAGGAGAAGCTGTTTATAAGATATGCCAATGGATTTTAAATATTAATGGGGAAAGATACTTACTTGTATTCCACCCTTGGAGTCAGACTTGGTTAAGATTTGAGAAATGGAAAGATATAGATAGCTCGGGATTATATCCTTGGTTTTCTTATGCTACCCACGAAGATGACGAGAACTTCCTTTCAAAGAGTTATGCAGATGATCTATACCCGTCATCAGATGCTATCGTGGCTATGTTTAATCAAGAACTAACCAACAGAGAAAAGAGAAACTTTAGCGCAAGAGCCTATGATAAAGATATGTTCAAAGATGTTAGAAAGCTAGACGAGGCAATGCACCGACCAGATGCTTTAGTTCCAGTAGATACAAAAGGAGGAGCAAGACAGATAAGTAATGGTATTTACGAATTTAAAACAGGAGAACTAGGAGGAACTATCAATTTAATTGACTGGATGACTTCAACAACAGGAAGAAGCACAGGGGCTAATGACCTATCACAAGGTTCAGTTCAAGAAGTATCAAAGAAAGCCTCAGTTACTTTCGCAGAACAGAAGTCAGTATCTAAACGAATAGGCTGGGCTTCTCAACCTTTCCAAGAAATGCTAGCAGGATTAGGAAAGGCTTATATCTATGGATTAAAAGAACATATGCCTTCTAAAATGGCTATTAGGTTATTAGGAGAGAACGGAATTGATTGGGGAGAGATAACAAGAATGGACTTAAATACCTCAAAAGATGTAGATATTCTAATCGTATCAACCGACAAGCAAATGATAGAAAGCGATATGAAGTCTAAAAAAAGGATTGAAGCATTATCTTTACTAGCAGAAAGTCAAAAC